ACAGGTTATATCATACAAATTCAAGTTGAAGCTTGCGGACGCGTCATTCCCGAACCGTTAATTTTTTGGTAGGTGATTTCGGCATCAGCCGTAACACATAAATTCAAATGCGCAAAGCGCGGAAAGAAGTCTAAAAATGCTAGAAAAGAAAATCACTCGAACGATCCTATTTACAACCGTTGCTGTCATTGCTCTTGCAAAGTTTGACGGGAACATTATCCCGAAGCAGCTTCCCTATATCATCTTGTCCGTGAAAGTCACCGACGATTCTCCGTTGATTCAGAAAGAAATCAAGCGTCTGTATCCAAAAGAAAAGACAGTACTCGTTGATTCTGTCACCGTCACGGAAAAGATCTATTCCTTATCTGTTTCCGATTTTATCAAGTACGGCACAGCTGTAACACCAACTGTCTAATTGTTTCACGTGAAACATTAAAAATGAACAGCGCATAGCGCAGAAAGAGGCTTGAAATGGCTGAGAACGAAATTATTGTATCCGACGAAAATTCTCTCGAGGGAAGACTGACCGGAAAAAGAACGAGTTTTTGTTCGATCGTTGCATCCACGCAGGAGGAAAAAATCAAATTGTTTAACCTCCAAAACAACCCCGACAAGCGGCTGAAAGACCAGATCAACAAACAGATCGTTGTCAAAGACGTATTCGCGGAAGAAGTCACCATCATTGATAAAAATGACGGGCTCGAGAAGACTCTCGTTCGAGTCGTTATCATCGACGACAAGGGAATATCTTATCAGTGCGTCAGTGTTGGTATCTTTTCTGCCCTGCAGAAAATGTTCTCCGTGTTTGGAATGCCGAACACGTGGGCTAAACCGATTACGGTTGAGGTTCTCCAGATCAGTAAGGGCGAGCGAAACATGTTGACACTCTCTGTTGTTCCTACAAAATAAAGTGAAAGGATGAACGGGAAGCGCCGGAAATTTCCGGCGCTTCTTTTGGTATCTAGAATGATAGAAAAATCTGCCAGAGGCATTTATTACGATCTACATAAAACAGAATACAAAGCACGATTCAAAGATACCGTGTATTGTTTTTCGTCCGCATTTAATCGCGATAAATTTATTGAACTTGTCACAAAAAATAGAGTGGAATTAAGCGCGTTGTTTGTCCGTCGTTACAAATGTCATATACCCGTTGATTCGCTTGCAGATGTCGCCCTGTATTCCAAAATTGAAAAACGGGGTTTTTTAATTTATATTGGGAGGGAGGGTGAAAAATGTCAGGAAATGTTAAGGTGCGCGATTCTGTAAAACTAGCGATAAGGCGCGAAGTTCCTCAAATGGTCAGAGATTTTAACGCAAGGATCACAAGAGAAATTAAGAAAAATCCTGAATATGCACAGTTCGCCCCTAAAAGGCTTAATGTTCAAGATGTAAAAAACAGTATTAAATCAACTAAGGATTTTAACGAATTTGTTAGACAAGTTAATTACTTTAAACGAGAGGACGCTGCTAAAATAATGATGGTTGGAAAAGACAATCAAGTTCCTGCGACGAAATTTGAAAAGCATGAAACGATGGTTAAAATGAAACGAATTGAAAAACGGGATATGGCAAAAATAATTACGATTAAAAATGTTGCCGTCACAGTGGGGGGTAAACCGACGGGATTAACAAGAAAGGAAATACCGTCGGTACGAGAACTCGAGAATTTACCGAAAAAAGACCGAACCGCAACGGTGACATCTCGCAAGGAATGGACGGAATTTATCGAAAGTGTAAACAAAAGGGCTAGGGCTTCTTATACTTCTGATAAGGACGAGTCGTATAAGCAAAATTACATTAAAGCGATGAGAGATGTTTTTCTTTCCGATGCTGACGATATAATAGCAAAAATATCCTCAATGGATGCGAGCAAGGTTATTGATATTTATTACAGCGAACAGGACGCAACAATAACATTTGTGTACACACCGCTAGATCGAGAGGATAAACTAACAAGACTTCGCGAGATATGGTTGTATTACGCAGGAGAGGAGTCCGAATCACATGTCAATGTTTCAAAAAATCAAAAGTATGGTAGTATGAATTCTAAGCCTGACGAAGAATCGGAAGATTAAGGAGGAAAAAACATGAGTGAAAAAATATACAGCCGACTTCGAGACTACAACCGACCCGATTGATTGCAGGGTGTGGGCGTGGGGAATTTGTGATATAGAAAATGATATTAATTTTGTGTATGGCAATAATATTGAAACATTTTTAGCTTGGTTAGAATACTCTGAAAATTCGACTTTTTTCTTTCACAATTTGAAGTTTGACGGAGAATTTATATTATATTACTTATTAACGCACGGATTTACTTACTGTAAAAATGCTAGAAATCTTAAGCATAAGCAATTTTCCTGCCTCATATCTGATATGAACGTATTTTATTCAATTGACATTTGCTTTTATAGCGACGAAAGAACGAGCAGAAAATGTAAGATATTAGATAGCTTAAAACTTCTACCATTTCCCGTTTCCGATATTGCGATGTATTTTAATCTACCAATCGAAAAATTAAAAATCAATTACAATGCTGTTCGGTCTAATGGTCATAAACTTACAACCGAAGAAATCTCTTATCTTCGTAATGATTGTACCATTGTTGCAAAAGCATTGAAAATTCAATTTGACCAAGACTTGACAAAAATGACAATAGGTTCAAATGCCCTGACTAGTTATAAAAAATCAATTGGAAAGAAAAATTTTGATAGGTGGTATCCCGCCCCGTTATATGATAAAGAAATTAGAGATAGCTATAGAGGTGGTTTTACATATTTGAATCCGAAGTATCAAGGTATTGAAGTTAAAAGTGGAATATCTCTAGACACTAATAGCCTATATCCTTGGGTAATGTATGTTAAAAAACTACCGTTCGGTGAGGAGATATATTTTGAGGGTGAATACAAGTATGATAAAATATATAACTTGTACGTCCAAACGTTTAGGTGTCAATTTCAGCTGAAAAAGGATAGAATTCCTACAGTACAAATTAAGGGTAACTTAGCATTTACACCAACTCAATATTTGACTAACTCAAAAGATAAAGACGGAGTTGACGAAGAAATTTCGTTATGCATGACATCGATTGATCTAAAGCTATTCTTTGAACAATATGACGTTTGGAATGTCGAATATCTTTACGGATTTAAGTTTATGAGTTGTACGGGATTGTTCAAAAGTTATATTGATTACTGGATAGGTGTAAAAAATCAGGCTACTATAGATAAAAACTACGGTCTTAGAACACTTGCTAAATTGATGCTAAATTCGTTATACGGCAAATTCAGTCTGAATCCAAATGTGCAAAGTAGAATCCCTTATTTAGATGAATCCGAAACAGTCAAATATAGACTTGATGAAAAAGAGGTTCGAAAACCAATTTTTATACCGATCGGGACGTTTATTACAAGTTACGCACGTGAAAACACAATTCGAGCGGCTCAAACAGTCTACGATAGATTTATGTATGCCGATACTGATTCTCTTTATTTAGAAGATACGGTACTGCCGGAAAATTTGAAGATTGACAAGGTAGGACTAGGGGCATGGAAGTGGGAAAAGATTTTCACAAAAGCGAAATTTTTACAGCCTAAACGCTACATGGTTTTTGGACATGATCCGTATGAAGACAAGCCGAACAAGTGGTATATAACTTGTGCGGGACTTCCAAAAAATAATCATAAGAAAGTTACTTTGTCCAACTTCAAGCCAGAATCTATTTACAAAAATGCCAGATTAACACCGAAGCACGTCAAGGGAGGGATTGTGCTTGAAAATGCTTCGTTTACTTTTAGAAAATTGTGTTGACATAAGCGATAAAATAGTGTAAGATCAAAACATCGGGAACGGACGAGCGAAAAGAGCCCCGTGCAAGCGGATATCATCAGGGAAGACCTGCCGCAACGGTTGAATTGATAATTTGACTCTTTCCCATCCGTAATCCCGATATTGTGAGGTGTTATGAATAAAAAAGTTGATATTTCCATCTATTGGAATATATATGAAATATTAAGCTATAACGCCGTAATTCATATGGTTGTGGGTAATCGAAGTTGCGGAAAAACATTTGGTTTTAAAAAGTGGGCAATCGAGGATTTTTTGAAGACAGGTGCGCAGTTCGTGTACTTGCGTCGCTATAAAACGGAACTTGATGAAATCTCGTGTTATTTTGATGATATACGAAGTTTCTTCCCCGATGTTGATTTAGAGGTCAAGGGACGATATTTCTTCATTAACGGAAAATTAGCAGGAAGAAGCGTCGCACTCACAGTTTCTAGTACAAAAAAGGGTGTTCCGATGCCGTTTGTTAATAAATTATGTTTTGATGAATTCTTGATCGACAACCCCGTATATCACTATCTCAAAAATGAGGTCAAGTTATTTTTGAACTATTGCTTTACCGTATGTAGAGATAGGAACGGTGTCAAGATATTTCTGCTCGCTAATGCTGTAACAATTTCAAACGTTTATTTTCAAGCTTTTAGGGTCAAGCTTCCTACGAATAAAAAGCTAATATCGTGTAACGGAAGGATATTGATACAACTTGAAGAAAATGAGGATTTCAAAGAGCATATGCGCAGTACGGATATGGGTATGATTGTAAAAGATATGGAATTTGGTCGTTACGCTATAGACAATGAATTTATGCTAGACAACTCAATATTTGTAAAGAAGAAGAGCCAAAATGTAAAGTATTTTTGTACTATTGTATTTAAGGGTAAAACGCTGGGTGCATGGATTGATAGAGCCGACGGAAAGCTATATATGTCGTGGGATTACGACCCAAAATTTGTTGTTACTTACGCCCTAACAACAAGCGATCATTCACCGAACACTATGTTACTGTCACAAATAACCCGGTGTCTAGAACTAAAAGCCATACGTGACCAGTTCTATCTTGCGAATGTTTATTTTGAAAGCATCGATATTAAGAACATCATGTATGATGTAATTGCGTTATTGTAAGAGAAGGTGTCGAATAAACATTCACGTCTTCCGGCACGCTAACGACCTGACTCCCTAAGCATACTATCACGCCAATGTCAAGTCCCTATGTTGCAAGTATGTTACAAGTTCCCCATTTGCGAAAAGTTTGTGCAAGTTGCACAAAAATATCGTCGATGGGGAACTCGTTTTGCACGTTTCTGGGGG